AAAACCCTGATAGGCGTTTTGGATGTCCTCAAGCGGTGTGCCCATTTTGTTCGCATTGTCGGCCATATCAACTATGGCATTGTTCGCCGCGTCTGCTGCTTTTTTCTGATCGCCGCCTACGGACTGAAGCAATGATGCTGCAAAGGATGTGGATTGCTCCATATATTCATTGGCTGATATGCCTGCAGTCCTCCATGCCTGATCAGCTTTTTGGAACATTTTGTTCTCCACACTTTTCAGACGATTATATTCATCGGAGACCTCTTTGACCGATTTGCCTGCCATGTCTGCGTATTCCTGTATCGACTGTGCTCCCTTTGCTCCGAACAATGTTTCGATACCGCCTCTGGCTTGCTCCATCTGTGCGCCTTCCATAAGGGACTTCCCTATGGCGGCACCAGCAGCAGCTCCGATCGCTTTAAACTTCGCTGCTTTAGAGAATGCTCCCGAGAACTTGCTCCCGGAGGATGCTCCCGCTCCGTCCATCTCCGCTTCAAGATTCTTCTTTATTCCTTTGGTCGTTGGCAGGATCTGCACGTATGCATTCGCCAGTGTCGTCCCACTAGCCATCCTTTCCACCTCCATATCTTGCTTTCATAAATGCTTCCGGTGAATCGAAAGTCATGCCCTTGATCGTCTTCTTATCTCCCTCGTCATGCTTCTCAGCCTCAGGAGCCTGACCCATAAGGGCGTAGTAGATCGATTCCTTCGGTTTAGCATGCACCAGCCTGTCTGCGATGATCGCAAGCAGCTGGAGTTGCATGTCCGGTACCCTTTCCACATTATTTGCCTTTTTGATTATTCTCGCGTCGTCCCTCAAACCGGCAGACAGGACAGCCACCGTGCGAAGCGGCAGCTGCCTGTAATCATAGATCCCATATGTTTCGGCCAGATCACAGATCAAAGCCGCTTCATCAAGGTTTACCATGCCGGCGAGGGTCATGAGTTTTTTACTTCTTCATCCGTGCCATCGGATTCAAGGATCTCATGAAGGGCCTCCACCATTGCCCTGGTGCTTATCTTCCCCTTCTTGTTCCTGAGATGCTCCTTAAGTGCTTTGTACTGGTCTTCCCCCAGAAGGTCGACGAACACATCGATCACGAGGCCGATATTGTTTGCGTCCCTGTCTATCGCACACAAGTTCTCGAACATCTCGAAATCATCGAGGTGATCTTCCTCTATTTTGTACTCGAATCCATTTGCAAGTTTACCCTCTACCATGGCTCCTCCTGGTTACTCTTCGTCGTAAGTGTAAGAGCAGTTTCCTGCTGCATCCGGTGTTGCTGTCACTGTAAGTTCAAATCCTACAGGTTCGTTGTCAACATACGTGATGTCTCCGATCTCTGTTACCTTACCGTTCGGGATCGCGATCCTCTTGGCTTTACCGTTGGATGACATCATATCGAACACCCATGCTCTCTGAGGGAGTTCCTTTGAGTTAGATGTGATCGTTCTGAGTCCGTTGGATGACGTTACATTATCATCTCCGTAGACGACTTTGACCACTTCTTCCCTCAGTGACTCGATCAGTGTGAATGAATATGTTTCCTCATACTCCGTCTGCGGGGTTCCTACTGTGTCACCACCCCAGGACTTGATCGTCTCAGATGTCCTTGTGATCCCGACTGTAAGACCATCTTCTGAGCCGTATCCCAGGCACTTGAAAGCCTCCGCGAGCGCTGTAGTAGCGTCTGTCGGTATTGCTGTACCGCTGACCGCCGAGAATATCGCACCCGTCAATTTCGGTTTACCCGTGCTGACATTGGCAGCGTTGTTCAGATTAGTTCCTGCCATTTCCATTCCTCCTTAAAAATGTGCAAGTTCATACACGGCCTGATATCTGTAGTTCTTGGCCTGTGTATCCGTAAAGTTATAATCACTGTTGAGCCTGCATGCACACACATCGTCCAGGGCGATGATCTCATCCATGGCCGCTTTGACCTTCCTGTTCAGATCCATTGCGTTATACAGACTCCTGCCATATGACTGGATCGCGAACATCGAATGTGTAAGCCTATCTGCCCTGCTGCTCCCTGTCTTCTGGATCAGGACATATTCATCCGGGAGCGTCTCCCCTTTAGGGATCGTCATCCATACCGGCTCTTCCAGTTCCTGTTTGAGATAGTTGATCAATGTGATTTCAATCATTTCAATGACCTCAAAAGTGTGTTGTTGTTCAAATTGTCATAGTATCCTTCTGCGTTCGCAGGATGCACTGCAGCGCCGGTACGTTCCGGATAGTTCCTGGCTTCCGCTTCAAAGTTCTCTCCGGCACGCATCTGTACTTCCCGTGCTTTCTGCAAACAGAATGATCCTACTCCCGGATCTTTCAGGAGTTCTCTTACACCCGCCTTGTTCAGTACGACCTTAACTTTGCTCATACCGCTCCACCTTCACTTTCGTGTTCCACTCCAGCGGGATCAGATCGTCGATACCTTTGATCGGATCGTCGAAGGTCCTGAAGACTTCTCCGAAGAACTCGACTTTCTTGTTCTTCCAGTCGTGATCGTCCCCCTTGGGGATGGCCAGTGTATAGACTGAGTGCTTCCCATAAAGTCCCTGCTCCGTGACGAGATCCTCAGATGATGTCGGTGCTACAAGCACGTTTTCAACTTCGATGACCTCCTCTTCGAAGATCGGTTCTCCGATGGGGTTCTCTCCTGTCTTTGTTTCCTGATAGAGTCTGACAGTGATACCCTTCATATCAGCCCTCCTGTTCCGGCGCGAATTCCTCTACAGGGCTATAGGATCCGATCTTGTTCCCTATGCCCAGCAGTTTCCTTTCTGCCTTTGACAGATACAGTTCTCCGGCACCGCCTCCGCTGGAGATCGTCCAGCTCTGGGAATACCCAAGTGCTGATGCACTTCCCTGAGATGCTCCGATCGGGATCCCCGTGTCGGCACCGTCACCCAGTGCGCGGATCACCATACGACACGAGACCATCTTCTTAGCTTCCGGTGACGCAGATGTCCCTGATGCGTCGATCAGAACGGCTGCGTCTTCCAGAAGAGTCTCACACATGGTCTCTTCTGCTGCGCTGAGTTCTCTCGTCATTCTGGACTTCACATCTGCTACTTCTGCATATGTCATACTCTACTCCTTCGACTTCTTGGTCGTTTTCGCCTTTGGCTTCGCTGCAGGCTTCTTCGTATCAGAAGAAGCGGCAAGTTTATGGCCTGCCGCTTTGTATTCTTCTACACGATCTTCCGCGACCCACATTTCATTGCCAAGGGCGTTGATCATCTTTACCTGCTTCATTAGCTAGCGCTATACGGTGTCGTCAGCAGATTGAACACACTCGTGTCTGCGCGGAATCCGACTTCGATTTCTGCTCTCACTGCGAACATGTTCCTCTGGAACAGATTGATCGTCTTCTGGTCATTACCTTCGCCATATGTCAAAGTTGCCTGATCAGCGATGGAGATCTGTACGCCTTCCACGGTTCCCCATCTGCACATGTTCCAGTCACCTGCAACACCTACGATGTTCGGAACGGTAGTACCTGTTCCTGCTTTGTATGCAGCTTTGCTCTGCAGCGTTCTTGCCCCAAGGATCATCGGGATCGCACCTTCTGCAACACTGTTGATGAACAGCGGTCTCTGATTTCCATCCTTTGCAGACAGAAGCACTCCTCTTGCCTTCGGAGAGATGACATATCCGTTCAGGATACCATCATGCTCAGCCACATCGATATCCGCAGCAACGAGCCCCGCATATGTGTTTGTGCCGCCGATATCCTGTGCAGTACATTCTGCAAAGGTATCGAAGTTCTCGCCCGGAACTGCATACTTGCCGAATACTGTTCCGTCGAACTTGCTTCCGAGTGCTCCCGGCAGTCTTCTGATCAGTTCATCGTAGAGCTTCGCAGCATCTCTTCTGAACTGGTTTGAAAACGGTACGATAACAGCCAGAGTGTATGGTTTGATCGTCTTTGTCGTGAGCTGTGGAGCCGCTACAGGCTTGTTCTCTGTTTCTCCTACCCACTCAGCTTCTGGATCTCCAAGGATCACCGGGATCTCCTCGCCTCTTCCAGACAGTTCCGTCTGAGGAGCGATCTGCATTACTGCGGATTCTTCCTGTACCTTCTGCAGAATCTCATCGCTTACTTCTGCTGGTAAATTAATGGTCGTTCTGTTAATTCCTTCTCCTGCCATTTTGTTCTCCTTCCTAGATTTCTCCGTTTATCGCTTCTGCGAATATGTCTCTTGTCTTCTGTTTCCCGGTAGTCTTCCGGACCTCTCCGCCATCTCTGACCTGCGGATACCCTTCCGGCTTTGCGAAAGACATGATCGCTTTAGCCTGTTCCTGGCACGATTCTTTTGTCTCCCCTGTGAGCAGGTGTGCCGGTACACCTGTCTCTTCTGCGACTTCCGCACGGATCTTCCTGACTGAATCCGCTTTTTTGAGCCCCTCCAGTTCGGTCTGGAGCGCGTCCGCTCTTTCCTTCTCCTTCTGGAGCTCCGTCTTGGACTCTTCCTCGATCGCATCAAACTTCTGAGCTTTCTCCTTCAGTTCCTCATAATTCTCATACTTCGCTGTCGTTTCTCTGACTCGCTCCTGTACGATGGCGTTGAGTTCCGCCTGCGTGAAGGTCTTCTCTTCCGTCTGCTGTGCTTCCTGTCCGTTTGTTTCCTGAGTTTTCACTTCAGTATTTCCCATCTTTTAACCTCCTGATGTTTGAGTATTGCCCACGTTTAAGGCACGTGTTGCCAATAAAAAAGCCAGCTTGTGCTGACTCTTCATGCTTATAGAATGTATTCGTCCATATCCGCTTCATCATCGACCTCAGGATCCTCATCCCAGGACTCCATGATCTTTCGGATCTGTTTCAGCTCATTCGTCAGGCTCTTGATCGCCTTGACGATCTCCTTCGCTTCGCTGCTCATAGTTTCTTCTCCTTGCACATTCCACCATCATCTCCGGCACGAACTGCTGATTGACACTTATCGTTGGTGCGGCAGTGTCATTCAGCGTGATCGTCACATCCAAATCGCCAGTCTGGTATTTGTACCCGCCAACGATCGTTTCTGCATTATCTATGATAGACTTTCCGCAGTCTTTGAGCCATTCGACCATCTGATCATATTTCACATTATTCTCCATGATTTCCTCCACGAAAAAAGAGCCCGGAGGCTCTTTCTGTACAATGCTTAGTTGTTGAGAACGTGATTCTCAAACTCCTTTGGTAGTCTAAGATTGTACTTCTTAACATAATACGGCAGTACACTCATCCAGGAGTATACGCCATCAGTCATACCACAATACTCAACTGGAATTCTGTCACCTGTGTATACATCTTTGGCGATTTTTGTTGATGCAAATGTTGGCCGCCCACTGTTGAGGTAATCAATTATTTTATCCATACCTTCATAAGGCTTTGCTTCGAAGAAGTCACTCATATGAGGCAGCCCCATGTTTGGCCCAAACTCGTCATACATATTGATTATTATACGGCTCATAAGCTACCTCCTTTCTTATTTTGGTTTAAACACCCTCCATCTTCCTGTCTGCACGAACTTGTCCTTCTCTTCCTTGGTTGCATTATACCACATATCAGCAAGAATATCGTTATCAGACAAAAAAATTCTTCCGTCCTCATCGATATTTACTGTCTCTGTTGGAGCCAACACTCTTACTCCCAGTTCATTCGCCAGTTGTTGTGCTGCACCATCATCCAGCAAGCCTGTCTGACAACTAAGAATACGTATATCCTTCCCATGGAAATCTTTGCTTTTTCGTATTCTCGCCGCATATTCCTTTGGCGTCATTTCATATATTATTTCCTTCTTTTCATCGATGTTAATAAAAAAACCATATGGGGTTCCGTGACACACAAAATCATCATATCCAGGCAATTTCTTTACACGAGCACTATTCCTGTATAACAGTTCTTGATTATTAACAAATCTGGCCGATGCCTTTGCTAATCCGCGATTCGTTCTCGCTGCATACGCTTCCCTCTTTTGTGCATTGATCTTATCCCTGATCTCTGGGATCTTCCGCTGCTGGTTGCGCATGATATTCATTCGCTCTTCCCAGGATGTCCCGTCGAGGTTCATGAATTCATCGTATAACGCCTCAGGATCATAACCTTCGACCTGCATCCCGCCTTTGATGTCTACCACGTATTCACACCTGCAATGTGCATGAAGGTGCGCTTCGAAGCTGGTGCTACGACCTGACCTTGCTGACTCCCATCCTCTGGATCCGAGCATCTTGCAGAACGGACACCCATCAGAGGAAGGCACTAACGCCATCTTTGCGCCATCCCTTGCAGCATTCTTCCTCATAGTCCTTGAACTGGCCTTCTTCACAAGTTTCCCTGTTACCGCCGGCACCGTAGACGGAGCAGTCCTCATCGCGTGGTTCACTGTGTCTTTCACTTCCTGCAGCGTGACATCTCTCGCCGGAACCGCAGGACGCACTTCTGCCTTCTGCACCACTGCTATCCTATCGTACATCTCACAGGTCAATGCCATTGCCGCTTCACCATATTTCACAGAACATTGATATGATTTGCCAATGAGCGCTGTTACATTCTCCATCCCGTTCTTATCGATGAAGTCCTGTATCTCCTTGGCAGCCTTATCACTTACTTTGGCCAGCGCATTTATGTAGTTTTCCCAATCCTTTTTCTTTATCTTCAGCATCTTCTACTGCGATTATCATTCTTCAGTTTCCGCTGCAAGGTTCTCCAGAAGGTTCAGCCCTCTGGCTCTGCTCTCCTGTGCTTTTATCCTGCGGATATCTGCCTGGTCAAATCCGACCATTTCCAGATAGATATCTGTATCCGCGAAGCTCTGCCTTGTGGATGCGATCTTAACAGCTGCATCCGCAGTTGCTGCGATCGATGGCATCGCTGGGTTCCGGAAGTGAGCAACGATGTCCTTCTTCTCATCCGGAAGGTCCTCCATTGTCGTCTGGTTTGCGATGGCCAGTGCCATGAGCGCAATCATCCTCAGAGAATCACCGTTCCCGGTATTGAGATCCTCTGCCAGCTGGATCAGCGTCTGAGACTGTGCCAGTATGGCATCGGAGCTGGTCGGGTTCGCATCGTTTACGACACCGGTATCCGTTACGGATAACCCTGTTGCTGCAGAGAACTGCGTCGCAAGGATCCGGATCATCTCCACATGCGGAGTGATCGTCCCCTGCATCAGCTGACCGAAGGCCGGCTTCTCTCCAGTGTCCGGGTTCGATGTCGCCGCCAGTATATTCCCGATGTACTGACTGAACTTCTTATTCACCACCTCATCGAACTGTTCGTCTGTGACTCCCAGCAGATACTTCTGCGGAGCCGTAGAGAACTCCAGCCCGATAGTCGCATTCGCGATGGTCCTGACGTATCCCTGAATCAGTCTTCTCACTGGTTCTTTGATACGAGATCTTCCAAAAGGTTTCTCGGATGTGGCGTTCCAAATCATAGGCTCCATGAGAGGCCTGCCCATCCTATGCGGAAGTTTTTCTGCAGTCCATGAGTATCCTGTCTTACTGATCACCCAGATAGCATCGTCCGTATACAGGTTGATCAGAGACGGTCTCCACACGTTCTTCTGGTACTCATCTTCCACCGTATCGATGATGGCCATACCGCAATCGATCCTGCCCTTTGCTCCGCTCCAGAGTGCTGCAGCAGTCTTAGGTGTATGAAACCTGATCTTGCACTTGATCGTCGGGTCTGCCGATAACGTCGCAAACGTGCAGCCGAATTTGAGCTCATCTCTGCAGTTTTTACGATACTCCGATATCAGACGGTTCTCCGTCACGATTTGCTGCAATTCCTCATCCGCTTCACCATTTTCGTTCACGAATCCGTCGAACATGGAGCGCGCCGCCAATACATCTACGGTCTTTGCACCCCACTCGCATCCTATCTCAAGACCAGAGAAGCCTTTTGGCAATGCGATACCAAGGTTCACTTCCCCCAGCGTCACATGGCCCTCATAGTATCTGCTCTTCAGCCTGTTCTTGCTGTCATGATGACGGTATACGTTGATCAGTTCCCTGAGCTTTTCCCGTTCAACGTCTCCAAGCCCTGCTATTTTTTCTACTGTGATTCCAAGATCCATCTATCCGATCCTCATCTTTCTGTTCGGGTCACGCTTCGATGTCTTCGCGCCCCATAATGCCAAAGAGGCCGCCTCGATCGGCAGTGAATTCTCACCACCGAAGCCCCAGCCGCCTCCGATAGGTCTTTTTATTGATGTCACGGCACTGTCTCGCAGATCTATGTGCTTCTCGTACCATGTGACAGTTTGTTCATTCAGCGCATCCGTCAGAATTCCGACCGATGCTATCACGTTCTTTGTGGATGCCTTTATCACGCTGTCCTTGATCTTCCATGTCCCGGACAGTTTCTCGACAAGGACGTCCACTCCGTTCCTGCCATCGATCACGACACAGGACGCGGATCTGTATCTTTCATTCAGCCAGTCCGCCAGCCACTGCAGCCCTCTTCCGGTCGGCTCCCTCTTAATGAGAGAGATCCTTGCCTTCCCTTCCTTCGGGATCACAGCTCCGCACAGGCATACTTCCGAACCATCCGGTGAGAACTTGACGCCGAAGGCCGTCTTGCCTTCCGGCTTGAGTTCTCTCGATACACATGCATCCCACACTTCTTCTGGGATCGCATACTGTTTCTCAATGACCGCTTCAGGCATCCACCATCCAAGACGTTCTCTGGCAAATCCATCCGCCTCCATGGATGTAAGCTCCTCCGCTGTGAAGTCTTCCGTCTGGTGACTTCCCAGCGACGGATTCGTCGCATACCACAGAGATCTGTCTTCGATGTCGATGTCATCCACGCTCTTCGCTTCCACACTCCACTCATGCCAGGCATCGTGCTCTCCTGGATCCGTCAGGCTGACTGTCCGTCTTCTTCGAAATACATCTCCCGGGCATCCCGGATACGGAGGGGTCCCCGTATAGATGATCTGACGGTTGCCTGTGGCCGACGCTGACAGTGTCGGGAGCAGAGCCTCGATCTGATCGTCTGTCAGTTCCTGCGCTTCGTCATAGACGATGAGTGAGATCCCGTCAAAACCTCTGGCTGCCTGTCTTGATCTGGACATGAACTCTATGGATCCACCGTTGTCCAGTTCGATGCATTCTTCGCCGTTGGTGTACCGGATCTGTTTGACGATGGCCATGATCTCCGGATGTCTCCTGTTGGTGAACATATTGACCAGCCTCCGGAAGGACTTCTTCGTCGTCCTGACCTGATGTGCCGTGTGCAGGATCCTCTCTCCGCTTATGACGAGCCCATAGAACTCCCTCGCTTCCAGGATGATGTTCTTCCCGTTCTGTCTAGGACATGCCAGTCCGCCGGATGTCATCGTATACTCACCCGCTTCATCAGTGCCCAGCCAACAGTCAATGACCATGTCCTGCCATGGATCCAGTGTGCAGTTATATTCTGCCATCAGAAGCGATGCATCTGGTCCGTTGGATCTGATTCTCTTAGGCTCGACTTTGATACGCGGCTGCTGTGCTCCGATCATGCAGTTTCCCTCTGCCTATTTCTCACGATATCGAGCACCGATTGAGGCTTTGCCTCCTCCACTTCCGCCTTGATCTCCTCCTGGATCTCCTCCGGCAAAATGCTAAAAATTCGGTCCATTCCGATACTGTAAGATTTCCAAAGTGCCTCGTAAGCCTTAAAAATCGGGTTCTCTCTGACCCCTTTTTGACCGCCTCCGTTGTCATAATCCACCGTGATGGTGCTGTCCTTCATCTGGTCTCTGGCTTCATCCAGCTTCACTTTCATGAAGGCCACATTCACAACTACCGGTTCAATTACCTTCATCTTATGCGAGGAAATTTTTGCCTTCTTCAGTTCCCTGTTTATCTTCCGCTGTTCCTTCTTGACAGCCTCTTCAAAGGTCAATTCTTTCATTCCAGATTCTTCCTCTCTGACCACCCCGTCTCTCGCGCGCGAGGCCTTCGGGGGTATTTCGGCGCTGGACGGCGCTGGTCGCCTCGAGGGGCGGGGCGGGGTCCCCTCCCCTCATCAATCACCATTCTCCATCTGAGACTGTTATTTTCCGCACATTCACTTCGAAGTTCGTCTTGTCACTCTTCGCCGCGTTGCAGCACCAGTGAGCAGCCTGAAGATTGTTCCAATCAGATGCTGCCGCTTCAGGAGACTCGTAACCGAACTGCTTCCACTTGCTCACAGGTCTGATCTCATCAACGACAAAGCTGAGCGGATGCTGCGCATTGCTTGGCTCATCGTAATGTATGGGACCCAGCCTCCCCTTGCAGATCCCGCACTCGCACCCCATGGCCTTCAGCCGGGCCCGGTGCTTTCTCCGGCGGTTCCCATTTGCATACCGGGGGTTAGTCATAGGTGCCCCCTTCCTTCCACGAAAAAGAGAGCAGGGTCTCTGCTCTCAGTCCTATTCTTTCACACTATCATCATAGCATTAAAAAATTACCCCGGTGTAACGGATTTATATCCAGCCCAGATATTCTGCGACCTTATAAACGAACTTGGACTTATACTCACTATACGTCTTCCGAGCAGCGTCCTGAGGGTACGGCTCACGATACATGACGCTGTTCCATACGCCTTGTCTATATTCCTCCGGGATCAGATCTCTTGCTTTCTCGATCGCTTTGATCGCGTCTCTATCATGCTCCCTGCGGACACTTTTGTTTTCAGTCACGGATCCTTTGCGCCCACCGGAAACATGAGGCTGCCTAGGATCCGGTTGTTCATCGACGATATCCTTCAGTCTCTCTTTCAGTCTGTGATAGTCTCTGATCTGGTACAGCGTTTTCATGTACAGCGTACCAGGAAGAACATACTTGCCCTTCCTCCTCTGATACTCTCTCACTTGATGTCCTCCACTTCCCAGAGGTCTATCTGCTCCTCTGCATAGTTTATATATCTGCTATAGTTCTCCTCTCTGTTCTTTATCCTGCCCTTGTAGTACCGCTTCAAACGTGGCTCTTCAGTCTGCGCTATCATCACAAACTCAAGATGCTCTATCCCTGTGATCGGATGCTCATACCTTCTCACGCTGTCCGGATCTATGTCATATCCCTTCCACGCTACCGGATCCTCTGACAGCAGTCTCTCACTGCACTCCTCCACTCTGACTTCCGGAACGATCAGATTCCTTGAGTGAGAGTAGCGTGCTTTATATGGTGTGTCTTCGGATCTGAATGTGTTCTGTGATTCCTTGATAATGTACTCGGCCAGCTTCTGTCTGTTGGGATTGTTGTCAAATGGCTGAGCGAATACGAAGCCGTCCTTCCACTGCTCCTCTATGATCTGCCTGGGTGCGTTGCTGATAAAGTGATGATGGATCCTGTGGCCCTTCCACTCCACCGTGTAGATCCACTTGAACTCCTGCTTTGCCTTCTTCATCCTGTACGATACCCTGCGGATGAACTTCTGCAGGATCTTCTGGCTGTCTTCCAGTGTTGGCTCTGTCTTGTATGTCAGTGTGAAGTGATGGGAGTCTCTCTCGAAGTTGGCATTGATCAGCCTGGTCAGCTTCTTAGCTGCCAGGCGGTCATTGTTCTTCTGCACCATCTCGCCGGTCACATTCTTTCTGGCAGCCCTCTTGTTGTGGTGTGCTCCCGAATGGACCTTGATGGTTATGTCTATCACTCTTCCTGCGATGCATGTTTCTCTTACGACTCTCATCTTTCGTCACAACTTTAATACTCTAATCAAGTCTGATGCGGTCGCTTTTAAGACCGCCCCACGTTACCTTTATGATCCTAACGCATCCAACGCGTTGGATGCATTGGATGTGCGTTACCACTTGCCTTTAATGACCATGCCCGTCTTCTTCTCGATCATGGCCTGCACTTCCTTGATGCGTACCAGTTTGTCATCGAGATAGCCGACGTATCTTCTGATCTCCTCGAACAGATCTACGATGTCATCGTCAGACCAGCCTCTGTCCGCCAATGCAGCAAGATAGAGAAGACCTGTCTTGGTCACAGCTTCCTCTGTCACTTCCTGCTTTACTTTCATTAGCTGTTTTTCTGATAGTGTATATTTCTTTCTTAGTCTTCGGTCTCATTCCATGATCCTGTCTTCTTCTGCCCTGAGCATCGTCACATACTTATTGATCGTCTTTGCCGATACCCCGAAGTACTCCGCAAGTTCCCTGGTCCTTACGCCCTGGTCCCACATACGCTCCAGCTCTTCGATGTCGATCTTCTTCGGTCTGCCTCGCTTCTTCTGCTGAAGCCTTGGCTTTTCCTCCTGTTCTTCAGGCAGTGCTCTCCTGTCTGTCTCAAGTTCTTCAACTATGCGGATGATCGTGTCGCACACTCCGGCGATGTAGTAGCTCGCTTCTCTTCTATGAGTCTCATCGATCCCATTCACATAGTCAGTCACGATCTCATGCTCTATCCTGTAAAGAGTATCTTTGGTCATAGCCTGTCTCCTCCATGCGGGGTTCGTTCACGTCTCTTATACTGACAAGAGCGTATGGACCCCCCAGCGTATATCTCTTCATTACCATCAGCATCACGATCTGTGAGTCGTCATGATATGCCAGATCATTGAGCGCATCGCAGATCGTCTTCGCTATGTTGTCTGCATCCGGCTTCTTTGTTGGGTGCAGATCCAACGCTTCCATCCGCTTCCTGTCTTTTTTTGTCGTACTCTTTGGGATCTCGTAATATGCAATGATGGTCATAGCTAACGCCTCGCCATTGAACCAGCCGGGCTTATTCAGCTGGTCCCAGGCAAGGCGGACACTATTCTCATACTCTACAGTCCCTGATGGAGTGATGCTTCTGTATCTTCCAGATCGCGGATCATAGTATGTTCTTGCTCTGGCTTTCCCTTTGACTCTACCAGGGACTTTGAATATAACTCCCATGTTAACCTCTCATTATCAGATCTTTCTCGTAGTCGATGATCTCCAGCATGATCTCATACGCTCCGTCATACAGTTCCTTGAGCGGTTCCGGTATGCCTCTGTTGTTTGTGCCGTTGATCATAACGCGCCATGAGTCTTTGACTTCCTGCGTCACGGCGTATCTTTGGGCTGCAGCGATCGGATCCGTTCCTTGGTCTAAGATCATGCGAGCCTCTTCTTCCATACGGATCTCTTTCATACGGGCCTCTTCTTCCATCTGCCCGGCTCTGGCCCTCGCTTTCATTTCCTCTATTGTTGTTGGCATGCTGTCCAGCATTGCTTCTCTTACATTGATCCTGTCTTCTGACATCAGTCTCTCCTTTCTATTGGGGCGCCCGGCCACAGTGCAAATGTGACCGGGCTCTAGGGGTAAGTGTGGAGGGAGCGCACCCCCTCCGGACAGATACCAGGAAGCGCAATAATCCTTAACATAATTCAACTGATCGTCGCTCGCTGCCGTCCCCGACTCAGGAACGTGTGACGCAGGTCATGGCATACGTGTATGAATTTGCCTGGTATCTGACCGGAAGGGACGTGTCTTCGCTCACGCTTACTTCCTTTCTTTCCACTCCTTCAGTTCCATTCTTCTCTGCATGGCTCTATGAAACAGATCTTCTCCCTTCCTGGGATTGTTGCTCCTGTAGGCTTCTTTGGATGCTTCCTCCAGCTCGTGGATCTCATCCATGATCTTCTGCTCTATGGAGACTGTCATGTTCCGCTGGTCCCTGATCTGAGGCTTCTCTGCAGGCTTCTGTTCTTTCTTTCCCGCAGCGATCCGCTCCCGTCTCCTGCGGATCCTCTCCTGAAGGGCGATGTCATCCGGATCTTCTTTTATACATGGTGTCCTGCTGCACCGGCTGCCTGTCTTCCAGGTGCTCTCCATGAAAGAACAGATCGTATCATGCTCCGGGCAATACAGGAAGGATCCGTACTGCTTCACGTGCTCCTGTCGTTCCGCTTCATATGGATACATCTTCATCCTCCATCTTCAGCATTCGCTTCCTCCCTCTTTAACTTCCTTGTAATGTCCTGAACAAGACCACACACTGCATTGCCCCAACTGCGCTTATCCAGTCCATGCTATGCCGACGCGTCAGTCTGCAATCCATGCAACGCCTATACTGCGCTGTCTTC